CAAGGGGATACGAACTTTACTTGGACGTACAACTTTATCATCTCTAAAACAAACGTCTCTAAACACCTTATTTGAGGTTTTAAAGATGAGTGGTATGGAAGCAGATAAACATTACACATACAATGGACAATCAAATACAATAACATTCTATAATGGTTCAGAAATTATCCTAAAGGATTTGGAAGCAAAACCATCGGACCCAAACTTTGACTCACTAGCAGGTATTGAGATAACGTGTGCCGTGATTGAGGAGGCTAGTCAAGTTACAAGAATGGCTTACAACATTGTTAAGTCACGTCTTCGTTTTAAATTGAATGAACATAATTTAATTGGTAAGATACTAATGACCACCAACCCATCACAGGGATTTATTAAGTCAGAGTTTTATATCCCATATGTAGAGGAAAGGTTACCGAAGAATATTCAGTTCATACCATCACTACCCAACGACAACCCACACTTACCACAATCTTATTTGGATATGTTAAACTCATTACCACAAGAACAACGTAAGAGATTGTTAATGGGAGATTGGAATTACAATGAGGATATAGATAGTTTGTTTGATTTTGATAGTATAGCAATCTGTTCATTTAAACATGCACCAAACCCATTAGACAAGAAATATATATGTATTGACGTTGCACGATTCGGTGGGGATAGTACAGTTATATCAGTATGGGTAGGACTAACAATAGTAGAGATAATAAGATATAACAAATTGGATGGTGATACATTGTACAATCACATCAGGGATTTAATATCCAAACATGGAATACATCCATCACAAGTTATAGCTGACTCCGATGGTGTAGGTGGATTCTTGGTGGACCGATTAAGATGTACATCATTTGTAAACAACTCAAGACCATTACACGAACAGAACTTCACCAACCTAAAGAGTCAATGTTATGTGAAACTTTCAGACTTGATTAAGGACGGAAAAATTAGTATTAATGTATTAGACCCTGGTACAGTTGATGAACTAACTCAACAACTATTAGCAATCAAACTAAAGGATGTAGAGAAAGATGGAAGAGTTGGTGTGATAGGAAAGGATGTAATGAAGAAGATGTTGGGAGTCAGTCCCGATATTGCTGATAGTATAATGTTAAGAATGTTCTATGAGGTTAAGAACTTAAAATCAACAGGTAGATACGCAATAAGTTTTGTAAGATAAAATATATATGATTAAATTTAAAATAGAAGGACAAGAATATAAAATACCAGAATTTATATCAATAAGTGATTATGTAAAAATATCAAAAGTAAAAGATTTATTTACAGATGAGTATTTCTACCCAAAATTATTAAACATTATTACTGGTGCTCCATTAGATGATTTATTGGAATGTGGATTTGAAGAGGTAAACTATCTTGCTCATTCAATCATATCCATCTTACCAAAAGAAAAGGATATAAAATTTATAGATAGATTTGAATTGGATGGTGTTCAATATGGATTTTTACCAAATTGGAAGGACCTAACCTTTGCGGAGTTTATTGATATGGACACAATCTCATCCAAAAAAACAAATGAGTTATTGGACATGCTACATATATTGGGAGCTATAATGTATAGACCAATCGTAAGTGAAATATCAGAACATAACTTTAAAATAGAAGATTACGATATTGAGTTGATGAAGAAACGTTCAGAACTGTTCAAAAACAAATTAGACATTAAGATCATTTTAGGTGGTCAGTTTTTTTTTATCAACTTCGTAAAGAAATTTTCAGTTTATACCCAACCATCTTCGACCTTGACTCTTTCGCTATGGGAGAAGATAAAGATAATATGGATAATGTGGAGGATGATATACAAGGCTCGTTCCAAGAATCATTCGGTTGGTTTTTGGTCGTCAACAGAATTACTAGTAACGACTTTACAAAACATGAGTACGTCTACAAAAAAAACATAACAGAAGTTCTAAATCAATTATCATATTTAATATCTTTTGATATTGAACAAGAAAGATTGATTAAAAAAGAACAAAACAAGTAATTTCACTATACGTTTTGACTTTTCCTATATTTATAGATAGATGATTAATATCAATTACAAACAAATTCTTACGTATTTCAGTAGTATAGCCTACCATCACGAACAAATCAACTCGTTTGGTATAGGAGACTTGGCTCAATGTACTATGGATGTGAATACAAAACAGGAACCAAGGTACACAAGAATGTATATTGTCCCTGAAACTGTACAGTTTAATGAGAATGAAATTGCTTATAACTTCGCTGTGGTCATTATGGACAAGGTTGAAGATGATTTATCCAACCTATCTGAAGTATTATCAGACACATTAGAAACAACAAAAGATGTTTGGACTGTATTTTGGCAGTCATATCAAGAACAGTACGGAGATTTTTCAGATATTATTATTGGAGATTGGGAACCAGATGTAAATCCATTTACAGAAAGATTTGACACGGTAGTAGCAGGATGGACAATGCACATCAGAATGGTTGCACCATTTGATTATAACTCTTGTAACCTACCAATACAAACAGGATTTACATTCCCTCAAGATGAGTCATTCAGTGGTTACCAACTAATCTTAAATGATTGGAAAGAATTTGCTAATCTTCACGAACAGATTAATAGTTATGGATTTGGTGATGCAACAGAATTAACAATGGATGTTATTACCAAGAAAGAACCATTGTATCCAAGATTATACTTTATTCCAAATACAACAAAATTTAGTCCTAACCACATGCACATTACCTTTACAGTAATTATATGTGATAAAGTTGAGGATGATTTATCTAACCAACAAGATGTGTTATCTGACACATTAGAGATAGCAAAAGATTTATATGCTAAAGGGTATCTATCTGATTACGACCTTGAGTGGGGTGCAGTATTAAACCCATGGTTAGAAAGAGCTGACACAGTTCTTGGTGGATGGACATTTGAAATTAATATCCAACAGAAATTTGATTATAATAGATGTGTATTACCAATGTCAAGTTTTGCACAAGGTATAACATGGGAAGAATTGGCTCAATTATGGAAAGAAGTAAATCAACAATGGGATAATGTTAAAAAAACAAATTAAAACAATATGGGTCAATTAAATAATTTATACGTATCAAGTTCCTTTCAAGGTCTATTAAAGATGACTGATAGTTCACAAGGACTAACCAATACATTACAGACAATACAAACAGGTGATGGAGATAATAGTCCATTACAAATGAGTTTAACACAGGTGAACATATCAGGTTCATTCTATATCAATAATGTTCCAATCACAAACGGAACCAATGGTACGTCAGGTACGAGTGGAAGTGACGGTACAGACGGAACATCAGGTTCTAATGGTAGTGATGGTACTTCAGGTTCTAATGGAACGAGTGGAAGTAGTGGAACGTCAGGTAGTAATGGTTCTTCAGGAACATCAGGAAGTAACGGAACAGATGGTACGTCAGGTTCTAATGGAAGTGACGGAACAAGTGGTTCTTCAGGAACAGACGGTTCTTCAGGTTCTAATGGAACAGATGGAACAAGTGGTTCTAATGGTAGTGATGGAACAGATGGTACATCAGGAACAAGTGGTAGTAATGGAACTGATGGTTCATCAGGAACAAGTGGTTCTAATGGAACAGATGGTTCTTCAGGAACGAGTGGATTAACTGATAAAACAGGACTTATAACAACAGGTTCAATAGCAACAACACAATCTATAACAGGTTCATTAATAGTAAGTGGTAGTCAATTAATCACAGGTTCATTATCAACATCACAAGACATATTAGTTAATGGTTTAACAGTAGGTAAAGGTGGTGGTAATGTAATTACAAATGTGGCAATCGGTGCTGGTGCTTTACGCTCAAACACAACTTCAACAAGTAATATAGCAATTGGTTCAGGTTCATTAGGTCTTTTTAGTATTGCTGGCGGTGGATTAAATACGGCAATTGGAACTAATATTATGCCATTTTTAGGTTCAGGGTCTTTCGCTAGTATTAATTCTATAAGTCAAAATACAATGATTGGTGGAAACGCAGGACAGGTAATGGTTTCAGGTTCAAGAAATACCGTTATTGGTGCTTTCGCTATGCAGTCCGCAAATAATGTAGAAAGAAATACAGGTTTAGGTAGAGGTGTTCTTACAGCGTTAGGTAGTGGTACTAGTATTGGTTCTGGTTCAAAATATAATTCAGCGTTCGGTCATAACGCAATGTTTCAGTTTATATCAGGTTCAAATAATGTTGTTATTAATGGAGGTTCAGCCGCAGGTGATGGATTTTTTCTTGGTAGTAAAAATAATTACATTGGACCAGACGCTCTTCTTCCAACAACGGGTTCAGCAAATACAATTATTGGATATGGTTTAACATTAGCACAAATGGGAGGTAATAATGCGTCAGGTTCAGTTGTTATAAGTGATGGTAATGGTAATATTGCTTTTAACAAATATGGTAGCACAGGTTCATTTAATATACCGTCAAATACAGTAATAACAGGTTCATTAAATGTAACTGGTTCATTAACAGTAGGTGGTAATTTACAATTTAACGTTGGTGATTTTTACTCAACTCAAACACAATCAGGAAGTGCTAATGTTTCAGGAAGTGTAACTTATAACAATACAGGTATATCTAATGGTGTTACATTATCATCAAATTCAAGATTAACTATAGCAAACTCAGGTGTTTATTCAATTACATTCTCCGCACAATTAAAAGAAATAGGTGGAACTGACACTATATATTTGTGGTTAAAAAAGAATGGTACAAATGTAGCTGACACAGGAACAAAAACAGTAGTAAGAAATAATGATGAAAATATTATGACAGTAGAATATATTGTTCAAGCA